AGGGCCATATCTTGCAGCAAGTTGGGCAGCCAACACAGGAGGTAGAGGGTCAACTTACAACCTATCTGATGCGGTGCTTTTGGGCGGCTACTGGGGCGATGGGGCTTTCGCCGGTTCTCGGTCGTCTATCTGGGTCAACTCTCCGCCTCTCTCGAGCGACGCCGTCGGGGGGCGGCTCGTCTGTGACCACCTGAAAATAATTTAATACTTATATACATGAAAACAATCATCAATACACGAGCAGACTTGGATGCCATTGTAGGCACTCCCGAACACGCAGAGTTTGTGACTGCCCTAAAAGGGAGCATGACACGCAAAGAAAATCACGCTGTATATCCCGAAGGCTATGGACAACCTGATTACGAAGGTGAAGAAGTAGAACCTATTTGGGTAGATGTCGAAGATTTGAGTACCATTACGAGGTTTGGATTTACAAAGGAGGACTTTGAATGAACAACCCCTACCAATTAACGAAGGGTAAGAAAACAACCTCCGCGATGGTAGCCTACCTGCTGCTTCGCGGTGTTGGACTTGTATGGCCTGACCTGCTCACGGTAGAGCAGACTACCTTTGCCGTGGATGCCATAACCATACTTGGCGCACTTGGAATAACAGATAAACTAATAAGACTGCTAAATGGAAAGAAAAGGACTACTAACGAAACCGCAGGAAGCGGTAATCGTTGATGCACTATCCGAATGGATAAACTTTAAAAAAGCTATTTTCAATGTGGTAAAAAAGCCTGCCATCAAGGCAGCTATCGCCGCAATTGACGACATCGGATTGGACCGGATCCCGCCCGATTGGAAAACTGACCTCATCCCCATTGTGGATGCTGCTGCCCGGCATGATGTACGAAGAGGTGCGCCGCGTTGGGCGTTGACTTGCTATCGAAACGCGCCCCTATCCCAAAAGTGGACGCCGAGTTAACTCTCGTTGTTTATGATGGTTTCACCCGGCTGTTGGTCGGAACGATGACAGAGTATGTTATCCGCTAAAAAAGCCGCGAAAGATTAAGGTTTCTGCGGGTAAATTAAAACTGCCCTGCGGAAATATACGACTTTTGCAATTGTCGATTAATTTGCCTACCTTTGAGAAGCGCGCACGGCAGAGGCCTCGCGCCTTGTCATAGTAAGCGAAAACCTTTATTTCCGAATAAGGGTTTTCCGTTTTTATGATTACCCCATTATCCGCACCGGCTACCGCTTCCGTAAATAGCAGATAGCCGACACCCTCCCGCATACCGGCTATCTCGTTGGGTGTCCAGCGATCCCCGACCATTTCAACCGACCAAAACCGATAGGTAGTCAGTCCGGAAAGTAGTTCTACATACGTGCGCTTGCCCTTCTCGCCGACCTTAACCACAAAGGCAGTCGTAACACACCCTTCCAACTCTGCCGCCTCCCCAATCGAATCTCGAAAATCAAAGGCGCTGCCACCGGCAAAGTATTTGTTTCGGGTATCTTCAATCCGCTGGAAGGTCTGCGATTCAACATCTAACAGCAGCGGCCCGTTTTCGTCTTTTGTAAGCAGGTATCTGTCCTTCATGGTTTAATNTGGATAAGAGGGTTACTACTTTCCGTTGCAGTAGCCTATCAACTTTCAACGCGCCATCAACCGTTTCTACGGCGTGTAATATAGTGGCGTGGGTGCGGTTTAACATCTTGCCGACCTTTGTAAGTCGGAAATGTGCAACGTTGACCAGATACCATGCCAGCACCTGCCGCGCTTCTACAATGTTGGTGGGTTTGCTTTTGCCGGTCAGCTGCTCCGGGGTTACTCCCCAGAGTTCGCAAATTGCTGTGATAGGGTCTTGCATATCTCGTCGGTTATTGGTGTAATGTAATACGTTTCACTCCTTTTTTTCCGTATGTAGAGCGCCGGGTATTCCAACTCCCGCCAATAGACTTCAATGCTCACATCTTTGGTTAACTTTTTGGTCAGAGAAAACCCCGGATAGCCGGTTTCGCTGACTTCAAACGAATCGTCTAAATCAACGCGCTTGAAGCCTAATTCAATGTATTCTTTGTAGTTCATGGTTTTTTTGTATTGTATCTTATTGTTATCTTACCGCTTTCGCCGTTGTCCTTATATTTAATAGAAGTTACATACTTGCCATTTATAACATTTGCACCTCCACAACTCATAGCACCTCCCCCAGTAGTCACATCTTTTTTTTCGCTCCAATCATCCACCGCTTCAAAAAACTGCTTCAATCTTATCGGAGTCAGGCTTTTGGTTAATATCCCATAAAACCCTTTTTTCTCTGTTTTTAGGTATTGTTCTATTTTCATCTGTTCTGTTTTATCAACCATTCTTCACCCTTTGGTGTAATTTCAAAATCCCCACGGCAGCCGCAATCACACCCATCAACTAAACCTCTTTTTATAAGTTGTCGCATTTTTGCAAGTATCAATTTTTCGGATGTAAGATTTTTCGGCATTGCGTTTCTTACATCCCTTTCGTTTTTTAAATACCAATTACACCATTGCCCTTTGTTCTTCAAAAGGAACTCCATAATTGGCTTGTCTGGTATATCTTTACATTTCATGGTTCTGTTATTTCACCTCCGTATAATTAAAATGCACCCGATTAACTCCATGTTCCGCCTTCAATTTCTCCCGGTAGGCTTCCAAGTCGCTTACATGGACTTCGCAAACGATGGTTTTTAATACCTCCGTGTGGCCGTTTTGCTTTAGTAGTCTGATTCTATTTATGTAGTATTTCATAAGTAAACTGTTTAAAATCCCCAACGTTTATAGGTGTTACTGAAAGATATCCAATAAAGATTCCCTTGCTTATTTCTTATTGCTATTCCGAGTCTAGGGTGCTTATCTAATACCCTAAATGTATCGCCTTTTTTTAAAAGCCTTGCCGGTCTTACATCTTTAACAACCTGCACAATCTGTCCAATCTGTACCTTTCGCAAATCGGTACAAATACTTTGTGACTCTAATTGCAGTAGATCGTTTTCGCATTGCGCCTTGTACCTATTTACAATTTCAGCCGCTTTTTGATACTCTTCAAATGTTATTCTTTCCATATTACCTGCTGTATAAACTCTTTAAATTCCTCTAAACTTCTAATTATCCGATACTCAAACCCATGCGCCTCTACTTTCCGCTGCCAGTCTTTTTGCACTTCCGACTGCCTACCCTTTGCAACTTTAAACTCTATCAGGTAGGCTTTACCCTGCCATAGCAGCACCGTATCAGACACTCCGGCAACCATTCCCATCGCTTTTAGCTGGGAGGCTTGCACCTTTGTCGGGGCGTTGTTATGGACCAGAAAGAACATCCCGCGCGTTTGCGGGTGTTCATTCCAGAGCCACATCACGCATTGGGTTTGTAGTCGTGCTTCCATGTGCGTTTTAAATCGGTTTTACGCCTCTTTCCGGGTCGAGTATGGTCGTAGTAGGCAAAGGCCAAAGAAACGCCTAAAAACAAGCCCACGAACCATGCAGCGACCGCCCACCAGATAGAGATCGGGAGGACAATCGCAGCGAAGGTTAATACGATCGCCGGAGCGAACATGATGAGAAATAGTTTCATGATTTAAACTTTAAAATTAACTCTTCTACCAAAAACTTATCCCGCTCGGAAGCCGAAACGAACATTGTCTGTGCCCTTACGCCTACTTCATGCAGGTTTGAAAGTTCCAAAACCCCGCGTTTGAGGTCTATCTTGTCCACAATCCAGCACTTGCCACGGTAAAAAACCGTATCCCCTAACTCCATATCGGCAAAAAACTTCTGCCGGAGCCAGTCGTATCTAAAAGCCTCTACGATAAACCAGAGGCACACCATCGCTAAAAAGTACATAATTACCATCTTTAATCTGTTTAACAAGTTTCTTTACATCCTCGGCGTATTCCGAGCGCACGCGAACTCCCACCGTTACCATCTCGCATTCCAGCCGTGGCCTCCCTGCTCCTGCTCTTCTACCGCCTTTCATCTAACATTTCGTTTAATTCGTTTATACTGCATTTGTCAATCTCGCGGGTCATAAAATCCAACCCCAGCTCCAACTGCAACAAGGTAATCAGTCCTCCTTTGCGCTCGTAGTAAAAATTGCCTACATTGCCCAGATCGCTGTCTTCGCGGTGCTGGTTGTATTGCTCCGGCAATTCATCATAAATCGCCCTGATTTCTTCTGATGTGAGTTTCATAACGTTGTTTTAATCTGTTAATACTTTTTTCTGCAATATCCAAGTTGTGCAGGATTTTTTCCCTGCCTACCGGAAAACTTAAGCACTCCCGCCAAGTTTCCGCCCGCCGGCGCATGAACTGGATAGCCTCCAAAATTTCGATCGCCTTACGGTGGTGTTTGATTGTTGTCATTGCTTGCCCTCCTTGAGTTTGGTGTATGCGGAGTAGAAAAATGCAGCATTTTCCATGTAGTCGGCCATAATCTCAACTTTATCAATTTTCCGTTTCAATATTTCGTAAATGTCAAAAATTTGAGTGCCGAATGGAATAACTACATAGTGCCCAGTAATCTCATCTAATCCGAGGGTATTAAAAGGTGTTTCAAATTTCACTTGAACCCCCAACTCCACACACTTGCCCAGCAAGTCAATAATTTCTCCTTTGATTGGGTTCATTGTCATAGTGTTAATGTAATCAGGGTTGAACCTGCTTTCGGTTTCATTTGTCATCGCCATAGTTTTTAATGTTTCTATACCCCAAAGATACATCTTTATTTTAATATAAATCAAACTTATGTGTTAAAATATGTTAAAAATACCGCCAAATAAATCAGGGTAGCACTTATAAACAACAAGCCGCTGAAAATTTGCGTGATTGCGTTTTAGGTAATCTTCCAGCTTTACCTTTGCGTGTAGGTCGCTCATGCAATTTTTGACACGCATGGTGTTACTTTCGTAATGTCCATCCGAAAAATAGACCCCGTAGTTGATTAAGTATGTTGTTGTTTTCATATCTTACCCAATTAATTTAGTTACTACCGAACTTGACCACAACCCCGATTGCGTAAACTATCCGATCCTAAAATAAAGTAGGTTGCGATTTAATATTGTCCACACGAATATTGCCCATTTTGACATATTTTGCCTCAATATCAAAACCAATGCCGCGACGCCCCTCTTTTACCGCCATCGCCACCTCTGTGCCACTTCCAGAAAATGGAGCAACAACAAGGTCGTCGGGTCGGCTACACGTTAATATTAAGGCTCTGGTTAGTTTTTCGGGTTTTGTCGTGTCGTGGTCGTGTTTTGCTCCTGTTTTAGTTGATTCATTACTGAAATTTAAAACTTCTTGCAAATTAAAGATGTTGTTAAACGGTCTGCGTAGTTCTTCGTATTCCATTCGAAGTTCGTTGTATTGTTTTTGGAAGAATCCAGTTGCCTTTTGTAGTTTACAATAAGATTGTTCAGTTATAAAAATCCAATTTTTTTCTGTATTTATTATTTTATTCCTTGTGTTTTCTGAATAGCCGCATATTTCATTTATATCTTTTGTCGTTATACCCGCTTTTTGTTTTTCCGCCATTAAGTATTTTTGAAAATAATCCCTAATGTATGAAGGCTCGAAACCACTTTTGCAATCGTTTTTATTTTCATACATTAAAACCCTTTCAGTACATGGTGCAAAACTTCTCAATCCTTCGCTTTCTTCTAATCCCATAAAACTGCCCTTATTCCAAACAAGGTTGTTTATAAGGTTAAAGTGTTTATCAAATATGATCTGAGCGTATGCGATTCTTTTAGCGTGTCCATACCAAAAAAGCGTTCCGTTTTCAGCTAACACCCTTTTACATTCGATCGCCCATTTTTCGAGATCTTTCAGGTAGTCATCAAACGACTTCCAAACAAAGTCAAACGCCCCTTTAACCTCGAAATATAGGCGGGTCTGCAATAATCAACTGAACCGACTTATCAGGCAACCCATTTTCAAGCCAATTGGCATGGTATATTTTGTTTGCTTCTCTCATATCAAAACGGCATCAAATTATCATCCACAACCTCTACCCCTTCACCCCCACTCACAAACTGCACCGACATCTTGCCAGCACCACACGGCACGGCATCCCAGCCGTTGAACTCTGCCCAAGACCGCATCCACCGCAAAAAGTCCAGCGGGCGGGGGTAGTGGTCCTTAATTCCCGTGTCATCCCGAAACGCATCCAGCGAGGATGTGCGCTTATAAGTGCGCCCCAGCTGCAAATTGCTTTTCGCCCAATCTGGAAAAAACTCATGAGTAGTGCGCTCTAACTTTTTATACTTTAAATTTACATATTCGGGAGCAACTAAACCCTTTTCTAAAAACGATTGTATGCACTTCATCATAAAGTTATCAAAACGCCTCCATTCGGCAGCATCCCACTCATCGAAAAACACCCGTTTGAACTCATCAACCGGTTGAAAGTTCTCGGTATAGCGTGGGTGTAATTCAAGTTCAAATTTCCGGCGGTTGTGGCTGGTGCTGTTACCCTTTAACACCGTGTTGGTAGTTATCGCCAGCTTCGGAGAGCGAGCGAAGTCTAAAAAAATCTCTTGCTGATTCTTTTTTTCAATCGCTATCCCTTCGGTAATGATCGAAAAAAACTTTTCCAACTCCATATTTTTCGGCGGGTCCTCCAAAGCGATTATCTGCGTGTCCAACCCTACCCGCTGCCATGCAAAATTTTTGTTAGTGGCAAAATTCTTACCGTCATAAATTTCGACTTTGCGAATCTGACCAACCATCTTAATAGTTAACCCCTTACCGCTACCCCCTGATGGCTCGGATGCCATTATCTCATCAGTATATACCACCGCAGGCACCAGCGACCTATCCTTATACGTGTGCATAAGATACCCCATTGCGCCTACATAGGCTAAAATACGGCTCTGGCTGCCATTGCAGACGTTGTACACAAACTTGCTGGCATCGCAAACATCAGTATCAAAGTCAAACGACCTCTTTAGCTTCTGGCTTGCCCAGATAAAACCATCCAACTGGTCATACGATAGCTTACTGATGCCATCTTTCGTTACTTTTACTGCGCAATTTTGGTAAAAGACATAGCTTTCTTCTTTTGTATCGCGCAAAAAATGCAGGTCGATCGGGTCCAGCAAATCTAAATAGTCTTTCCGAAACTTCGGGTGCCCGGCAATCAGGTTGAAAACCTCCTTTTCGCCCCATCGGTTGAGCGTGTTCAGTACAAAACCCTTTAAATCGCGGATGGTTATCTGCTCTACCGTGTTATTTTCTATCTTGACAAACGCAAAATCTTTGTCTGAAAAGTCCATCCGGTAGTAGTGTTTGGATTGAAGGAAGTACTTCAATGCGAAAAAATCAATTTCTAAACTATTTTTACCCTTCACAAGCCAAAATATTATTCGCTTCTCTTGCGTGGGTAATTCCTCCTCGTACATCTTCCAGCGAATCATCATAATTTACCGTCCTCCCGCTGGGTGTTTTCCTATCATCGTTTTACGNNGCGTGGNNGTATTACGGTATGCCGACTTGATTGATTGGTGTAACTCGGCTATCGTGTATCGCTGCCCATCTGCCTGCTCAACGTGCGACATGATGTAATTTTCAATCATGCCGTGCGCAATCGCCTCCGGGATGTAGTCAGCTACCGCCGACGCGAAAACAAAAGCACCCTGATTGCGGTTGCCAACATTGAGATTATATTTGCCTTCAAACCACTTCACCAAGCGGTCGAAAACAATATCATACTCCGTGACCTCATCGCCTCCCGTTCTGACTTGCACCTCCGGCGGTGCTGCAATCCCTTCATAAATCACCGCTTCCGGGTTTACAAATATATCCGGGTCAACCGAATCGAAGCACACCCGCGCCCAGCCTTTTACATTGGTGTCGAAATACTCGCACTTTGCAAAGTCTGCCGAAATCGCGTCAAATCTCCGGTTGTGTTCATCATTCGACTGACAAGTTGGTATCTTCCAAAGGCACTTCAACCCGTTACCACTCGGCGAAGTGAATAGCGCGTAGGTGTGCGGGTTCTTTTTGAGCTTGGCTTTCCAGACTGCCATGCTTTCATTTGACATATTATCAAAGTCCAGACAAATTAACCCGGAGTGCTGAATCATACCATCGTTGCTGCGCACCGAAAACTTGCCGCTGAACAATATCCAGAGCAACTGCCGTTTTAACTTATCCCGCTGCTCTTTGACTTTCGACTGCCGAATCTGCTGTATTAATCGCTGGTTATCGCCGCGTTTTATCCTTTGCAGAATGTCATCAACAGGATAATATTCTGGGAGTTCGTGTCGCGACATGGTTTTGAAAACGGTTATTGTTGTCATAGTGCATCAAAGATAATAAAATAAATCAATAGGCAAGTCTGTTTGTCCACTTTTTTTGCTAATTTACTGGACGTTGGTCAGGTTGGACCCGACATTGTTGCTGCGAAAACCATACATATATTAAGTTATACGCTATTTTAGAAACGGAGATTTAAACTCTATTTCGACAAATAAAACGTATAGCAATACTACATCAGTTGAAATGTGTAATCCAAGCAATTCACCTTCAAATCCTTTTGTTTCGCCTTGTATTTCTATTGAAAGTAAAGAAAAATAAAAGCCGTTCCAACTGTTGTAGCCGAAATTAATAACTTCTATTTCTCTGACATAAGAAAAACAGCGTATAACAGCACCTACCCAAAATCGGGGGTTCATTGCTTTAATAAAGTTTGTTGCTTTTTTCATCTTGTCTGTTTTTACGAGGGTCTTGTTCACACCACTTTTTATATAATTCGACTTTTCTTTTTAATAACCTTGCTTCTTTTTGCAAATCTTCTAATGAAGTTGCTAACAATATTCTATTAAGTGGTATTCCAGTTGGCGAACTATCATCTAAATATCTACCAAGCCATACGCTACCATTTTCAGCGTGTTCAATCATTTGGGTTGATGTTGGGTAAAGTGCCTTTACTTCATCAATCAGTTCTTTTGTGTAAGCCATTTTTGTCTGTTTTTATTTGTTTACGTCAGCTTTGACATTGTTGTATTAGTGTTGTTAGCAGCGAGTTAGCAGTCATTGTTTTCCCACCAACCAAGTTTCTGACCTAAACTACCCACACATAATCCTATTGCAAGTGCAAATCCAGTTGCAACACTGATATAAAATACACCTAATAGTATTATTACACCAATTGGAACTATCGCACATTTCCAAGAACAACTACCGCTAACAGCAAGTATATTCAATTGCTTACTTCCTTGCTTATTTTCAACTTTATTTTTCATATATACATTTATTTGTTAATTAAACATTTGTCTTTCAAAGTCGCAACTAAATATACTTGCGTTCCGTTAGCAGTCATTGACCTTCCCACCTATTAAGGAAGTCATAAACCTGCTCCATCGTTTCTTCCCACTCTTTTCTGTGTTGTTCAAGTGGCGCACCATTTTGTAAGTCAGCTAAATCTCTTAGCAGTTTTATTGATTCCCCAAAAGGTGTCAACGATTTGCTAACAGCAGGTATGGGTAATATTTTTGCTTCCTTCAGTGCTTCGATAAACCTATCCTCTGTCATTGCTTGTATCACTTCACCCTCTGTGTAACTTCCATCATTCTCAAACCTTCCAGTATCTGCGTAGCAATCGGATAGGTTTTTAAACAGTTGTCGTAATTCTAATTCATTCATTCTATTCAAATTTTATAGTTAATAATCGCAAAAATACATACCCATACCTGCGAAACATTAGCGGTAATTTTAAACCAACTCTTCAACAGCACGAATTAAATAATCAGTTCCGCTACCACCATCAATATCTGATGTTTTGTCATCAATATATCTATTTACTTTTTTTGACCAATAAAAACCCTTTTCTTTTATGCGGTTTTCTAACTTACTTTTTACTTTGGAAACTAACTCAACGCTTCTTGAATCATTTGTTCCTATTCTAATTAACATATACATAATAAAAACTGGTGCTAACATTGGGTTTACGCAAGTGGGGGTTAGCGGTTAAACCCAGCTTGTATATAAAAGTTTTGTATTGATATTTTGTCGCAATTATATGCTGGGTTTGCGACAACTTTTTTCATCTTGCCTNNTTTTTAATTTTTCAAAAACCTCTCCTGCTGCCATACCCATGAAGAGTTGTAGCCTTTAAATTTAGCAAATAATCGTAACCCCGCCAAGCCCTCACGCGAAAATATTTGATGTATCACCCAACGCTGCTTATACCCCCGCGATTCTGCCAGCCTCTCCAACTCCGAATACCATCGGTTTTCAGCCGCCGGAACTACCGTAGAGGTATAGTCCACCTCTGCCAATTCCGCTACCAACTGCCGCCGGGCGTCTGCCGGAAATTCATACCCGCAAAATGGGCATACCCGCTGCCCCGCGTATATCATCGCCCCACACCCTTTGCACTCCTTCACCGCCGCAGCACCCCCCCCCGGCTCCCGGTGTAATAGCGACCATTCCCGCTGCTGGTTGTAATAGCCATGCCGCGCCGCATTATCGCCAAAATCCAAGACGTTAAAGTAATCCTTCCCCGCGTGCGTGCGCGACCCCCTGCCCATTATCTGCAACCATAAAGGCAATGATGCCGTTGCCCGGTTGACCAAAATAGTCTGGATAGGCGGAAAATTAAAACCCGTTGTCAGGATGCCAGCATTTAGCAGTACCCCCCCATCGCGCTTCCACGAACCCAAAACCGAATCCCGATCGCCAGACCATAATTCAAAAGCCTCGTTATACTCATCCAAATTATCGGTCGGTCGCGAAGTAATAAACCGCGCCGGGATGCCCGCATCGTTAAATGCACAACAAGTGCGGACGGTGTGCATTATATTAACGCAAAAGCCTAAAGTTAGGGTATTGGGAGTTAACCTCTGCCAATTCTCCACCGCCCCGGCACTAGATAGCCGGCTTGTTAAACTTGTCGTACATCTGCCCCTCGTCATAATCGCAAAACCGTGTTACTTCCACCCCTGACATATCCACACCTCCAATACCGTAGTACCTATCCCGGACTAAAAAACCATCGCGCACCAACTCCGGTACCTGCGGCCCTAAAATCAGGCGGGTGTATTGTTTTCCTAATTGCATCTGTTTACCCGCCCGAAACGGGGTCGCTGTGAATCCAAGAATGTGTCCGGCGAAGGAATGTTTGAAGTATGGGTTAAACTCGGCCTTGTGCGCCTCGTCCAAGATAATAACATCAAAGTGGTTGAGATACTCCGGATGGCCTTTCAACCTCCGGCGCAGGGTTTGCGACATCGCTACAACTGTATCACCATAGACCGGCAGCGTGTTTACATTTGTAAACAATGCAGCATTGATGCCGTATTGCTGCAACGTCCCCCCGGTTTCGGTTAGTAACTCCACGCGGTCGGTAACAATCAAAGCACGTTTGCCGCGTTTAATCATTTCGCTGATAATGTGCGTGAAGATTACCGTTTTGCCCGATCCCGTAGGCGATTGCACCAATATAGACCGGTGGCCCTGCCGCATGGCATCGCGCACCTGCGCAACCAGCTTGGTTTGGTATGGGTAGAGGGTTAGCATCCTATTTTCCGTGCTTCCTCATCCACATGGCAAACGATTCCTTCCTTCGCCCAGCACCCCGGCCAGCGCCATCCCCGTGCCTCGAAAATTGGCGTTCTCCCNCTTCGTTTTTACTTGCGCTTNTATCTTCGCCAGCCGTCAATATAAACGTGCGGCGGCCAACGTTCTAAAGTTGTGTAGGTTTTGTTCATCATAGTTGTAACTGTTTAAACCGACCCCCCACTTTCGCAGAGGGTCGGATTGGTTCATAATTTAAAACGGCAAATCAGCCTCATCCACAAACTCACCCAAATCAACCGCCGCCGGAGTTTCCACCGAGCCGCCGCCCATTTGCAAGCTGCCCAAAGTCGGGGCATACTTACCTTCCGAACGCAACGCCTCGTAAGCCTCTTTTTTCAAGTTCTGCGAAATCAGATGCGTGTCATCGCCCTTGCGCTTGTCGGCAGCAATTTCACGAGCCACCGCATCGACAAACAGATTGCCCTTCTCCGACAGATAGATGTGGTTGCCCTCAATCGGAATTACCACCGCCTTTGTCTTGGTGCCATCTTTCTTTTTGACATCCATAATCGCGTGCTGAAACGCTGCTAAATTCAATTTCAATTTAATCATACTTGTAAAATTTAAAGTTTAGATGTAATAAAAACAGATACTTTACCCAGCAGAATTTTAACATCTGCTATAATTTTTTGGGCATCTTCGCCCTTTACTTCCGGCAATTGTAAATTCTCAATCTGGGCAGCCAAAGCAATTAGCTTCTTTTTGTCCGGTGCCGCCTCCGCTGCCTTTCTGGCTTTTTCTTCTGCCGCACGCGCTTTCTCTTCCGCTTCTGCTTTTGCCCTTATTTCGGCTTGCAATTTAGCTTTTTCCGCTTCGGCCTTTTCGCGTTCAGCCTTCATTTTCGCCTCGGCTGCCTTACGTTCCGCTTCGGCCTTTTCTGCCGCTACCCGCAACTTTTCATTTTCCAGCCTTATCCGATCCCGTTCTTCGGCTTCCGCTTTCCTTGCCGCCTCGGCTGCTTCTTCGGCTTTACGTTCAGCTTCAATCCTATCGTTATGCTCCTTCTCCAATCCTGCCAGAAATTTAGCATAGGTTTCGTCTGACATATTTTCAAATTCCATCCTATCAATCATCCCAAACCGAGTAACTTCAACAATTCGCCCTTGAATTTTCAACTCCCGCTGCTCATCATCAAACCTTTTTGCTGTTTCTTCTTTCCAGCGGGCGTTTTCTTCAATCTCTTTTGTCAATAGCTGCATCGTTTGTTTTGCCTTTAACCAGAGTTGATCCTCGGTTTTGTAAGATAGCATTTGTTGCTGCACTTCTTCGCGCTTTGCATCAAATATTTTTTCAGCAGTCAAACGATCTTGTCTAACCCCAAGTCTGATAGTGTTGGCCATCTTCATGCTCACCTTATCGGCAGGGTCTTTTACGGTAACAAGTTCTAGTTGCTCCCGCATTTTAGCCACACCCTTAAAAACATGGTTCAATACCGACTGAACCTCGTTTTTCTTTTCGACCGACACATTTCGGGCAATTTCTGCCACTTCTGCCGGTAATAAATTTTCATTCATACTTGTAAAATTTTAGTAATTAATAATTCAACTTCCGCCACTCTGGCGATTATTCTTTCAATATGCTCAAAATTACGTTCCACCCTCTGAATCACCAAGTCATAAGGCGCACTCACTCGCGGGTCAAACTTGATAAAATACGCACACGGAGCATCGAACACATACATCTGCGTTTGTACTTGGTCGATATATTCAAATATGTAATTCGGATGAAAATGGTTGCCCATCGTAAACGGACACTTAACTTCTACCACCATACCATCCGGCGTAATCCCGTCTGGTGTTGCCCATACGCCGCAGCTCTCTCTTGCCCCAGCTTTCACAATACCCATGCCCGCCCGCTCAATCGCTACCGGTTCCCATTCCTTGCCCCAGCGGGTCTGCTTAAAATCGCGCGTCATCAGTTCGTCAATATACAACTCCTGACCATCCGGTGTCAACTGCCGTTCCATTGCCAGCCGCATGGCCTCGGCAATGGCCGTCTGACCCATTCCCGCATCTTTACCCCGCCCGTTGGTCATAAGCTTTCCCATCATGCTGGCGCTTATTTTCCCAAGCCGCTTGCGATGCCATTCCCGCTGGTCATCTTGTAGCTTCTCACGCCCGACATCTTTAAAGTCGGCCATCTTTGCGTCTAATTCTTCGAAAAAATCTGTCATCACTCCTCAATTTTAGTCAGAAAATTTTTAATCGTAGTCAGCGCCGCGAGAGCCGCTTTGTCAGCCTGGAATTGCGCCTCGAAACTCTTATAAACACTCATCAGCTTGCCCATCGAAGTGTTCAACCCATTGCAGTAGGCTGAGATCATCGCCGGAGTGGTTAACGCCGTTCCATTATGCGTCAGCACCACCTTTCCACGCACCGGCAGCACAATGCTATCTTCATCGTACAAGTTGCGGAAAACACCCCACATTACCGCCGCCCGCTTCATGGCATCACTGGCCTCGCCTTTTGTTTTTTCAATGGACGATTCCGTGCCGACATCCGTTTTGCTTACCCAGCCGTCCTGCGTGTGAATAGAAATCGTCATATAAAACTTACCATTAAGCGATAGCGCTTCATTGGCCCAATTCTCCGGGCCACAAACGTGGTCTAAAATCCGCTGCACATCGCGGCTGTCCTGATAGGGTACTAACTCGGCTTTATCGCCGAAGGTTCGCAAAATCCGCCATTTCGGCGTAATACCAGCCTCGGCATAGATAGCCGGGTCCGAAAGTTGTGAGATCTGTTCTTTGGTTATCATATCTATAATCTATTGGTTTACCATCTCATCCCGCATTTGGGTCAATTCATCAATTAGTTCGGTAATCTCCGAACGGGATAAATAAGCCTCATAATAGTAATCGCATAATCGACCTATCGAAACTACGTCTTTAGTCTTGTTGAGTTCAAAAGCAACAATCCTTGCCTCTTCTAATTTTTTTAGTGTACTCATAGCATCTGATTTACTTTGGTTATAATTTCCTGACCTAAATACTTGCGGCAAATATTAGCCGTTTTAATCCAATTTGCTCTACCAGAAAGAGCAGAAGCAGCTGCTGCAGAAGAAGCAGAAGAAGCAGAAGAAGCAGCATCACCAGTACATGCACCAGCAGCATAAGAAGCAGCAGAAGCAGCGATAGTATTAGTAGCAGCATAAGCCGCATCAACCGCCGCTGTACTTCTTTCATCATCCATTAAATGCCTAACCGTATTAGCGCAATGCCCTGCCGCTAAATACCGTTTTCTCTCATCTACCTCAATCTTTCTCGCCAACCACAGCAACCAATCACCCCGATGGCATTTTTCAACAACTTCTTCAATGGTCATTTCACCTGCCCAGTCCCTTGCTTCTTCGCAAGCATCTAATGATATTAGTAATTCTTTAAATGTTCTCATTGCCATATAAATTAAAATTAATTGTTTCCCCTTATCGCACCGCTGGCTATCAATTCGCGGAAGGCGTACATTGTCATTTGGTTACCACAAACACCTCCACAATTACGTTCTAAACCAGAGGCGTGATCGCTTATGCGGATAGTAATAGTTGTTGTTCCTTCCCATACAAACATCTCTGCATAGCATTTTCCCCAATCCAAAACATCAACCGTCAGATTAACATAGTGTGAAAGTCCATTAGTAAGCGAAGTAGTAACTTTCACAATGCTGTAACCCATTTCATTCATCATCTTAACAACTGCTGCCGAATGGTCAAAATCGGGGTTGTACTCTAACTTTTTAAAATCTCTTGGTGCCATAGTTGTAATTGTTTCTTTGATTCAAAGATACACCTTATTTTCAATATAAATCAATATTATTTGTTAAAAGATGTTAATTCGGCAGTGAAAAATTTTCACCCGTTTTTCACTCCAGAGTGATTTTTTCACTCTCTAACACCTCGAAAATTCAATCAATCGATTCAAACGTTCTAAAATTCTAAAAATTTTCACTGTTTTCACTCCTTTTTCACTCCTTTTTCACTCATCAATTCATTGACAATCAACTACTTAACCCTAAAGTGTATTTCTTTTATCAATATATTGTGTAATGGGAGAAAATAAGAAAAAAGGGGGTATAATAAAGAGTATATAAAGAGTATAGAGAGAAAATTTTTCACTTTTAGCCTAACTCCCACACACATAGTATTTTAAGCAGTGAAAACGGAGTGAAAATAGTGAAAACGCTTACTTATCAACTATCCGACCCACCCTATTGCTTTTTTGCTTAACTTTGCTTTTATGGATAATCAGCGAAAAGAACTTATAAAGTCCTATCTCGCCAATTTTATCGGCAGAGATTTTGCCAACCGGACACTCGCACGAAAGATTGTTACTGAAAACCCCGGAATATGGGAACCTGACGAAGTGGAAACCGTTAGGTCTTGCATCCGAGAACAGCGAGGCGCAAGAGGTAAAGCACGACTGAAATACGCTAACCCAGACCTGATCCGGCAAGAACAGAAGGTCAGCGAATATATGGCAGAATATCTGCACAAACCAAAACCACCACGCGAACGCAACTGGTACCTCCCCAAGCACCACAAATCCATTCTCATCCTCTCCGACATACATATCCCCTATCACGACATCCGGGCCATTATGACGGCCCTCGACTACGGACAAGAGCATGGCATTGACGGCATATACCTCAATGGCGATGTTATCGACTTTGCCAAAATTTCGCGCTGGGGTCAAAGAACCTACTATTCAATCCCCGCAGGTCGAAACTTGATGCTACCATCGACTTTCTGTACGGCCTCAAAGGTCTTGGCTACCCCATATACTACAAAATGGGCAACCACGAAGATCGCTGGAACTCATACCTGATTCGGCAAGCGCCGGAATTGTACGACCTTGATGCGATGCAATTCGATAAACTACTGCAACTCGAAGAGATGGAAATACCGGTAATTGACAGCCGCCAGATGGCCAACTTCGGGAAGCTGCTGGTAATTCACGGCCATGAATTTGGGGAGTCTATATTTTCACCGGTGAACCCTGCACGGGGCCTATTTCTGCGGGCCAAGACTTCGGTTATCGCAGGGCATAACCACCAGACGAGCGCCCACCACGAGAACGACTTGAACAACTCGCCCACCGTCTGCGCTTCAATAGGCTGCCTTTCAGACCTATCACCGGAATACCGGCCGTTCGCATTTACGAAATGGAATCATGGCTTTGCGATCGTGGACCTTGAAGAGAACGGCCATTTTACCATACACAACAAGCGAATTATTGAGGGGAGGGTGAGATGACAGCGAAAACAAAAACTGACGGCACAGCAATAAAAAAGAAGGCTTTCATTGATGCTTACAGTAGAACGTTTGGCAATATTACCGAGGCTTGCAAGGCTATTGGCGTTAGCCGGAACACGTTTTATGAGTACATGAAACTTGACCCGAAATTTAAGGAAGCTATAGACAATGCCGAGACCTGACGAAGTGTTTATTGATTTTGCGTTTAATGACTCTGGACAGAACGAATCAAGCAAAGGAGATACAACAGCGATTATATTTGCAACTCAAAACAAAAGGAAAGAAACGAGGGTTTATTGAACGGAGCGAATTTGACCACCTATCAGATGGGAAGCAAATCAAAATAATCCTACCCAGATGGAGTTTAATTTTGCACATAATTACGATAAAATTTTCAATCCGCTTTTTGGTGAACTCCGAAAAGCGGAATCTCGTTTTGTAATAAATTACGGAGGTTCGGGATCTGGTAAGAGTTATTCCCAGACCCAGCATGAAATAATCAAATGCTTTTCATCACGCCAAAAACTGCTGGTAGTCAGAAAATACGCGACCAGCCTCCGGGATTCCGTTGTAGCATTGTTTCTGGATGTTATGAAAAAATGGGAGTTGGACGGCTACTATTCCGAAAATAAAACCGATCGCACAATAACATTCATAAACGGGTCGCAGATACTTTTTAAAGGACTTGATGACCCGGAGAAAATTAAATCCATTTCCGGGATTACCCGCGTTTGGATTGAAGAAGCGAACGAACTATCACTACCGGAATTTAACCAGCTGAATTTGCGTTTGAGGGGGGCGGAAGATTTGCAGATTACTCTAACCTTCAACCCGATAGACGAGGAACACTGGATTAAAAAGCACTTTTTTGATAATACCAAGATTGCCAATTTTACAAGTGTAATCCGCACCACCTACAAGGACAACAAGTTTATTGACAGCGCTTATATCGAACAGTTAGAAGCCTACAAAGAAATTGACGAAAACTACTATAAAATCTACGCACTTGGCGAGTGGGGCGGCATCCAAGAGGGTCGGATATTTAAAATTTGGGAAACAATACCCGAATTTCCGCGCACTGACAAGGCTTGGTATGGGTTGGACTTCGGGTTTTCAATAGACCCTACGGCAATCGTCCGGGTCCACCTTGACGGAGATAGCTTGTATGTGGATGAGGTGTGCTATCAGAAAGGTTTGGTAACCTCGGATGTTGCCAGCATTATGAAGCAAGAAGGCTACACATCGGAGGTGGTAGTTTGTGACAGCGCTGAACCAAAGTCGATACAAGACTTGCAGTACTACGGCATCCACGCAATATCAGCGGACAAGCGCCCCGGAAGCATTAACGCCGGGATTGACTTTTTGAAGCGGCATAAAGTTTTTGTCACGGCAAGGAGCCATAACATTATAAAGGAAAATATGTTTTACCAATGGCGAACTGATAAAAACGGCGCGTTTATTAACCAGCCGAAAGATGCATTCAATCATGCCATTGATGCTATTCGGTATGCGGTGAGCCTATACCTTTACGCACAACAAAAAGACCAATCAATCTTCATTGATTATGAACAAATTTAAAGCAATATTTAACGCGATTTTCGGCATACAACCCTCGGAAAATATGCTTAACCGGGCATTGTATGATATGCGCGTAATTTCGGGCATCGCCACCTTCCCTGAAGACAATCTGGATAGCTACATCAAAGAAGGGTATGCCGGAAACGCTGATGTCTATTCGATTATTTCGCGAATCGATAATATGCGCAAGCAGGCAAAATTAAAGCTATACCGCAGGCTATCCGAGGGAGAGAATGAAGAAGTGGACAATCACGAATTGAAAACCTACCTCCACAAGGTAAACGCGTCCATGTACACCGATGATTTTTTGAGTGGCTTTCTGATTTACCGCCTTGTAACGGGCAACACGTTTGTCTACTACCCTCGCATTTCTGCCGGCATAAACAGAGGGAAAGCCGGTGGTATCTATTTAATGCCAGCCAATGATGTAGAAATAATTACCGGCGATTGGATGTCACCAGTAAAGGGGTATAAACTCGAACTATCCCGGCAGGAGTTCACCTCCGAGGAAGTTTACCACAGCAAGTTCTTCAACCCACTTTTTGGTACTGACCTGACGTTCTACGGTCAATCGCCACTCAAAGCCGCCCGGCAGGTGCTTGGAAAACAGAATCAATCGGCGGTAACCGAGTTGAAGCAGTTTGAAAATCAAGGGCCTCCGTATCTGTTGTTCCGGGATGCCAGCGGTCAGCCGGAGTTTAACCGCTTGTCAGATGACCAGCGCGATGAGATGCAGAAGAAAATAAAAGAACACGCCAGCAAGACCACCAGAGGGTTGCCGTTGGTGTTAAAAGAAAAATACGGCGTAATCAACTTGGGTGCTGAATTGGCATCCATGAACATATTGGAGAGCAGCCGCGAGGGCCGCCGGGCATTGTGCAACGTGTATGGCCTACCCTCGGCGCTGTTTGGCGATGTGGCAGGGTCAACGTACAACAATATGCTCACGGCCCGTAAAGCAGCTTGGACGGACTGCATAATCCCAAACCTGCGATCGGTGGAACACGCATTGAATGAAATGCTTATTACCGGAGTGGAAAGCTACAAAGATTTGTACTTTGGCTTTGACTATTCCGNTGTGGAAGCATTGCAAGAAGGTATGGAAACAAAAGTTGCGTGGATGAAAGCGGCAGGCTACGCCAAAAAATGAAATCAGGCAGGCTACCGGTATATACCCGATTCAAAAACCTATTATGGACGAGCCTATATTTACGGTCGGTGAGCGGCCGTTAAGTCAAATGGAACTTGAAAGCGGAGATTTTGGTGACTACGACTTATAAATATCAGCGATTGTTTTACGCGGCGCTTCGCCAGCAGGCAGCGCCCATTATCGACATCGCCCGAAATCAGGGGCCTGATGAGGCATTGCAGCAGATACCATTGTTTGTTTCTGACGAGCCTTTGTTAGCAGTTTTCCGGCGCATGATTTTTGAGGTAGGGTTGAAATCTTCGGCTAAAAGCCGGATGGCGTTACTACGCCGGACCCGCAAAGCTGATGAGGCCGATGGCTGGGTGTCGTACTTTAACGAGTTTATCGGCCCGCAGTTGCTGGGTCGAAAGCTGAACCGGATAAAGAACATGACGGCCACTACGCAGAAATTGCTGAACGATTATTTGGCCGAGGCGATGGGTAAGGGGTTGAGCGTTCCGAATATTGCAAAGGAATTGCAAAGCGCGTTTAACATTGCAAGCAGGTCAAGGGCTATAACCATCGCCCGCACGGATGTAATAAGCGCGTCCAACGAGGCGGCCTATCTGGGTGCTGAATCGGCTGGCATTGCCTACAAAAAATTCTGGTCTACTTCCGGTTTAACCGGGGTCAGAGAGAGCCATATGCACGCAGAAGAGTGGTCGTATGCGCAGGACGGAATCGACCCTCACGAATCGTTTGACATGGGCGATGGAACACACATGATGTACCCCGGCGATGAAGCCGGAGGTGCTGCAAACATTATAAACTGCCGGTGTTCGTTGATAACTTTGCCGGCATAACCTCAATCGAAAGAAAATAAATATATAACTTACACACGCATGAAACCTAAACTCAAACACCGCGATCTCAATTACAAGTCAGTAATGACCCAAGTTGCAGATGTTGACGAAAAGGGGGTAGTAAAATTTTACGCCTCTATCTTCAATACACCGGATCGGGTCAAAGATATAGTAGTTCCGGGGGCCTACAAAAAGACCATCGCCGAGAACTTCTCCGACATTCAGCACTATAAAAACCACTATTCAGACGAGATGCCCGGCGTTATAACCGAGTTGGCAGAGGATGCCACTGGCTTGCTGGTGACATCCAAACTGATAATGGACACGCAGATAGGCGCGGAAACCTATGCCCAATATAAAGCGATGGCCGAGGTTGGCAAATCAATGGGACATTCGATTGGGTATGTGCCCGTAAAAGAGGATACAAATGGGGAGTGGAACTACCTCAAAGAGATATTTTTGTTCGAAGTTTCGACCCTCACCAAGCGCCCGGCGCACCCTTCGGCGGTCACGGTAGACTTAAAAACCGAAGATGAGATGTTGACGGAAATCGAATACATCGAGGCGCTGTTAAAATCAGACCTCCCGGATGTGGAGTTGGAAGAGTTAGAAAAAATAAAAAGCCATATTGAAGCACTCATTTTGAGCCGGCGCGAAGCCACTCAACAAAAAGATGAGCCGCTGACAAGGCAAGAAATCCTAAAAATACTATTAAGAAATGGATAAAGCAGAATTAACCGCTGCCCTCGCGGACCACGCGAAAGCAGTAGAAACCAAGCAGGCCGAATTGCAGACCGCAATCGAGGCCAAGATGACCACCGGAATTGACTCGCTGAAAGGCCAGTTGACCGAGTTGGAGAACACCCGCAAGGAAATGCAAAAAGCAGCTGGATGCGCAGAACATCTCAATCCAAGTAGCTACTAAAACCGCATCCCACAAGGATGAAGTTGTCACCCTCGAAGATGGGATTAAGTCGCTGTTAAACACAGACGAGTTTAAGAAAGCCAAGTCAGAAAAATTCCGCAACAACAATATGTTTTCGGTTAAAGCTGACTTGTCGAACATCACCGGAACCGTTAACTTAACCCAGCAGAGGCTGGATGTTAACTTCGCTCCCGATCGCGCTCTGGCGTTCATTCCGTTTACCAATACCGGTTTCATCGGTCAGGACAAAAACCGCGTCCTTTGGGTCGAGGGTGCTTATACCTCCAATGCCGGTTATGTAGGCGAGGGAACTGGGCAGGCTACTGCCGACACCGGAACTGCGCAGGAGAAAACCCGCGCGATGGCGAAAATTAGTGCCAAGCTGCCTTTGACTGCCGAACTTTTGGAAGATGCTGAATACATAGCCTCTGCGTTCCGCATGAAAATGCAGGAAAAAGCGCTGTTATTTGCTGACAACGAAGTGTATGAGGGCGATGGTGACGATTCGAGCAACCCGAACCACATCTACGGTATCAAAGGCCATGCAACCGCGTTTGACGAAACTATCGTGACTGACGGCATGAAGGTTGAGAAGGCTAACATCGGTGACGTTGTTGATGCCGTTATCCTGCAAGCGGAAACCGCAGAGCAGAGAGGTTTGAATGTGGTTTGGATGAACCCAAAAGACTTCTTTAGGTTCAAAACTGCGAAGGACACCAACGGAAATTATCTGTTTGTGAAGGACGTAAACGGCGGCTACTCAATTAACGGCTTGACCGTTGTTAGAAGTAATGCTGTTGACCCCAACACTATGCTGGCCGCTGACACCTCGAAAATTCAGTTGTGGTGGAAACGCAACCCCGAAATCAAGTTTTCACAGATGAACTCGACCGATTTTGTTGATGACAAATATACGGCTGTTATGTTCCTGCGCAATCAGGTGGTTGTAGAAGGTCAGGACAAAACTGCTCTCATCTTGGTTGATGATATTGACCAAGCCATTGACGACATCACCAAAACCGTAGCATAATGAAAAACAAAATCTCTCTCATCATCATAGGTTTGTTTTTGGTTTTAGGAGTGACTGCCCAGCGGGCGGTCCTCCTTTCACCAAACCTGACTTACTACGATGTTCGGGTAACTGCTGCTGATGTGGCAACCACTACCGGAACGTTCACCTTCTCCGCCGAAGTTAATCAGCACGTGCCTTTTACATATGACGTAAAATACGCGCTGGCCAAAATAGGCGTTGCAACTTCTGTTGCCAATGTTGTTGTATCACTCGAAGCTAAAAAGTTTTTGACCGATACCGCTACTGAAATAGCGTCAGCGACTTGGAATAATGACGATGCTGCAAGCACCAGCGGAACATTTAGCGCTACTACTAACGTGCGTTATCGCTATTTATACCTTAAAGTTACCGGTCAGAGTACCAATGTCAGCACCCGATTATCGGGTATGGAATGGAAAATTTGGCAATAATCTAATAGGGGGCGGGACAGCCTGCCCCCTTATTTAAAACGATGGGCGATGAACAAAATAAAATTGAGGGTTAGATGGGGCAAGAATAAACCCGGCGATGTAATCGAACTACCAGACGCCATGTATCAGGTGGCCATAAGCAAAGGGTACGGAGTCCCGGCAAATGCCGAGCCTACCGAAAAGTTAATCAAAATATCAGAACCGAAAAAAAGACGCAAACAATGATAATCGAACGGACAATCACAGGTGAAGAACCCATAACGTTGGTGGAAGCTAAACAATGGGCGCGGATTGACTACGAAGCAGATGATGCCATTGTGCGCGACCTTATTAAGTCGGTCCGGGATTATGTAGAGCAATATTTGGGGCGGTCGCTGGTGAGCAGCACTATAACCTATCAGCTGGATCCGGATTATGTGAGCGACATGGTTAGCCTACCATTGCCCTATCACGGGCAGATTGTGAGCGTAAAACTTGATGGCGTGGAAACAGATGCTTACAGCGTGCGGGGAATCAAGCGCCTGACCTTCGAAGGTTTTGAAGTAGGCACCTATGAGATTATATATACCACTATTGGCGATTGCCCAGCGGCGGTTAAGACGGTAATGCGGCGGTTGCTGGCAGACCAGAACGAAACCCGGAATGGAGATATGGCCATGACGGTCGATGCAATGCGAATGTTGATGCCTTATTCGTTATGAAGATAGGAAAGCTAAACCATAGAATCACGCTTGAAACCGTGTCACGGACTTCCGATAATTTGGGAGGCTATACCACGACTGTAAGCACCGTTAAAACGACATGGGCGGGTGTCCGGTCGTTGTCGGCAAAAGAAATTTTATCGTTTGGTTTGGAGTTGGGTGAGCGGAATTTGGAGTTCACAATTCGAAATGATAGACCGATAACGCAGACCAACAGCATAGATTTTTGCGGGCGTAAGTTTCGGATTAAGTCAATAATTGACCCAACGGAGCGGAAGTACGAATATAAAATAATAGCAAGTGAGCGGACAGATTAGTATAGACGCAAAAAGTTTAAGGTCACTCCATGCTAATTTTAGCGATGTGGCTAAAAAGATACCTGATGCAAGTTATCAGGCGTTGGTTACTTTTTTGTTCAATGCTAAATCATTAGCGCAGAATAGGCTATTGGATAAGCAGCATATTGTTACTTCGAGGCTGCGAAATTCTATATATGTTAAGAGCCACGCAAAACGCCAAGATCAGAAGCAATATAGTGACAAATTAAGTAGAACTTGGAACGCCGAGTTAAACGATGCCAATATAGGCCCGAAAGAAGCAGCGATTGGAACCAATGTTGAGTATGCCCAAAACATCGAAAGAATAGACAGCTTTTTATGGTGGGGCATCCAGAACGCAGACGATAAAGAATTTGTGAAGGAATACAATAAGCAAGTAAACGCAATCAAGTATAACCGATGAACTACCCACTCGAAGCCATAATCACGGGGTTGCGCAGCGCGATTATCACCAAAATACCGGGGCGCAATGTTCTCACGGTACCGGCGAAAGATACCGAATACCCGTATGTGTACTTATCGCAGCCTTATATGTATGAGAATGGCCCGAAATCATCGTTTATCTACGAGGTGGAAATGCTTTTGCAGGTTATCCATAAGGACTTGACTTCGATCAAACCGCTTTTGGATGATATGCAGAAAATACATGAGATAATTAAAAACGGCGCGGACATTACCGTTGCGCAATACAAGGTGCTGGCAGTTGAGTTAATCAACAGCACCCAGACGGTCGAACTATTGGAGAGCGGCCGGTTAGATATAGGATTAATCCGTATAAACATAATAGTAGAATAAAATGGCACAAAATGCAACCTCTATCATTCTAAAGATTGCGACCAAAACCTTGATTGGCGAGGTTAGCAGCAGCATCAGCAGCAGTGTTGATGTTATTGACGTAAGCAGCAAGGCATCCGGCAGGACCCGGAAGATACTACCCGGCAGAGTTTCGGAGAATATCAGCTTTGAATCCCTGGCAGATGACAGCAACACCACCGACTACGGCTATTCAACCGCTCACGCAGCGATGACAGCCGGTACTAAAGTGGCATGGACTATCACGCGGGGTGCAACGACCCTAAAATCTGGCAACGGCTATATCACCAGCCTGACGCAAGACAACCCGGATAATGACCGGAGTACGATGTCGGGAACTATTGAAATCACGGGAGCAACTTCATAAACTAAAAACATGGCACAAAATAGCACTTTCATTCAGTTATTTATCGACGATGATAAACTCATCGGCGAAGTAAGCAGCAGCATTAGCACCAGCATGGATGTTATAGATGTTAGCAGCAAGGCAGACGTGCGGGCGCGCGAGATACTACCCGGCAGGATTGCCGAAAGTATCAGCTTTGAATCGCTGGCAGACGATACCAACGCCTCCGACTACGGCTATGCGACCGCTTACGGCGCTATGGTAGCAGGAACTTCTGTTGCTTTCGTTATCAAACGTGTTGACTCGGCAGGCGTTCAGATTAACGGCTCACAGCAGATAGCTGGCAGCGGTTACATCACCAGCCTGACAATGGACAACCCTGACAACGATCGTAGTACAATGTCCGGCACTCTGGAAGTTGACGATGACATTGCAATAACCACATATACCGCACCTTCATGATAGGTCGGATTGAAATACCCATCCCCATCCGTTTGGCAATAGCTGGCGTTTCGTTTCTTCGGAAGCGGAGCGTTGGCTTTGCTTTTACCAACCACGCTGTTTTGCTGATGGCAGAATCGCTGGGTAAGGAAGTGGATGAGTTACGGGAGTGGATGAACCACAACCAGACGCTGTACTTGGTTGAGTTGCTGTATTCCGCGTATGTTGCCCATTGTCGGGAGAATTACAAGCGCCCGAAGATTAGCAAAAAGCAACTTATTGAGGGTTGGGTTTCATTACCCGAAGAAGAGCAGCGGAAGGTTATCTCGGTATGGGAGAAGTCGCTTGGCTATGGCGCAAAGCCTATGCCGGGGGCAAAAAAAAAACAGAAGATGAACCGGAGGTAACGCACTCTGACTTGTATTACTTCTGTATTGGTGAAATCGGAATGTCACCCAACGAATTTTGGAGGCTAACAGAAGGTGAAACGCAAGCTAAAATTAGAGGATGGCATTATCAGAGGGCGTATGACGCGGATAATTTTCGTTCTCTGTATACGCTACTTTACAACATCAACGTCAAAAAAGGCCACCAAAGGACGAAAGAGCAGATATGGGGTCTGATAATTGACCGAAAAGATAGGCCGGAATTGACCCACGATGAGATAGTAGAGCGCAACCAGCGGATAAGAAAAATAATGGAAGTATGAAACTCGGAGATCTATTTGTAAAGTTAGGTTTAAAATCCCAAGAGTTTGAAAGTGGGATGAAGAAGGCTGGCGGGTCGGTCAATACCTTCGGGGGCATTGTCAAGAAGATAGGGCCGATGATTGCAGCGGCGTTCTCTGTTGCTGCCGTGTACAACTTTTTTAAGAGCAGTTTGAGCCTTGCCGCCGAACAGATAAAGGTCGAGAACGAATTAGCGGCAGCACTTCGGGCGAATGGCAAGGAGGTAGATAATAACCTGCGGCGTTACAAGACTTTCGCATCGCAGATGCAGCGGGTGACTACCATTGGCGATGAAACTACTCTGGGGTTATTGCGTTTGGCTGAAAGTATGCAAAGCAAGGCACCGGAAGAGGCTGCAAAGATGGCTATCGGGTTGAGCAAAGCGCTGGGTATGGACTTACAGACGGCCACCCGTGCGGCGGTATTAGCGCAGAATGGCAATTTTATGGCGCTTTCGCGGTATATTCCAGCGCTCCGGGAGGCTACCAGCGAGGTCGACAAGTTCGCGGCGGTTCAAAAGACGGTTGCGAGTGGGATGCAGATAGCTTTTGCAGAAACGAATACTGCGAAAGGGAAATTAGAGCAATTAAAAGGGGCATGGAATGACCTAAAAGAGGTAATAGCTACCGGTTTTTTAAATTCCGAAAGTATTAAAACTGACTTGGAGAGTTGGACAAAGGTTATACGGATATGGCAGTCTGACCAAATATCAGGATGGCAGAAGTTTTACAGCAGCATCTCTAAATCAGCAATGGAAGCAAATATAGCTATTGTTGATTCATTGGTTGGACCGGAACGTAATTGGAGGGAGCAGGATGCGAGATTAAGGCAAGCAAGCGCGAACAATACCAAGCACGCTAAAACCATAAAAGAACTTACAGAAGATACCAATAACCTAAAAAACAGCCTCGGAGATTATACCGTTGAGCAGGGTAAAGAGATACAGAATACGCTTCGACAGATAAAAGCGAATGAAGAGTTAATAAAAAAACTAACCACTCTTACCGAAGTTACAAAGCGGCTAAATAATGTTCCTGCATTACCGCAGCGCTTCGGTGCAGGTACTATTACCGAGGGTGCAGGTCGGGAAACAACTTATAAGGATGGTCTACGCTCAACGGTTACGGTAGCAGCGCCGCCAATAGATACCAAACAATTAGCCGATTTAACTGCATTTATACAGAGCAATAAAGACAAGGTCAAGCAGATGCAGGATGAGATGGCTTTAGATTGGGCATCATTCAANGCTCAAATGTCTAATTTGATTGTTGATTTTAGCCTTGACGTAGTCGAGCAATTTGCGTCAAGCCTCGGAGAACTATTTGCAACCGGAGAATGGAATGGAAAGGCTTTTGGTTTAGGCATTTTAGATTCAATCGGCAAGTTTCTATCCACTTTCGGGAGTATGTTAATTGCTTTGGGTGTCGGTTCGGAGGCGTTTCAAACGATGATTAAGTCTGGATTTTTGGCGAATCCCTTTGCAGCTATCGCGGCCGGAGCAGCACTTGTTGCTTTAGGTTCTGGAATCTCTGCATACGGAAGGAGCCGCGCACGCGGCGGCGGCGGTGGCGCTTCCGCAGCAGCACCCGCACCCGGAATGTTTAATCAGGCGGCGAACGTTAACCCTGCATTTGCGGGTAGTGGCACAATGGGGTCGGTATTCCTTCGAGGCGATGACCTTTATATCAGCGGCCAACGGAATGATTTTAAACGTGGACAAATAGGATAATGGCATACGGACTTAAATATTTTGGCGAGGTCGGCGATTACTACGATGATGTGTATCGGGTAGAAATTGAAGAGGATGGCTACACCGGAGAAGCTGCCGAAATGGTGATGGCTGGCGATGGCCCGCTTATGCTTTCCTATCCCGGGGATGAGTTTGACGTATTCAGACCTATTTACGGCAGCCAGCTTTCGATAACGGTTATCAGCACCACCAGCCTGCAATACATCGAAATGCACACGGCTGATGCGCGAAAATATAAAGTCACGGTTTATAAAAACACGGTTGAGTTTTGGGTAGGGTGGATTTTGCCCGACTTGTTTACAGAGCCTTACACAGCAGCACCCTACCCGGTGACGCTAACGGCGCGTTGTGGCTTGGGTGAGTTGTCAAGCGTGCAAGTACCCGAAACGGTGATGAGTTACGGCGATGGGGAAACGCCAGCTTTGAAGTCTTATGTAAATTTATACTCCGTAATTTGTGCGGCGTTAAACCACATAAACACCGGATTGGACATCCACGAAGCTATCAACATATACAATGCCGAAAGGACAACACCACCGGAGGACACCGATACCACGCTAACTGATGTTTACATTGATTTAGGGCAATATCAGGGAAATACCTATTACGACCTTTTGACGGATGCCATGCGCGTGTTTGGCGCTCGGCTATACCAGCAGGAAGGCGCTTGGTGGATGGTGCGCGTGAAGGAGTATAACGACCTGATACGCTATCGGATATTATCTACTACGGGAGATTTTATTGATTTTGATACCAAAACAACGAACACCTACTACATTGGGCGCAACTATACCGGCAGCCGGATAATCAATAGCGGTGCGGAGTTGAAGATAAATCCGGCGTGGAAGCAGTTTGAGATAATTACGCGGAGAGATTTGCGGGAGGGTGGGTTGTTGGATAATCCTGATTTTTCAATAACCAAAGAAGTAGCTTTTAATATAGATGAACCAATACCAGACCCACCATTCTTTATAATTACCGAAAAGGTTTTTTTAATACCTGAATTATGGGAAGCCAATATTGTTACAAATACGATAGTTTCATTTATACTTCCTAATGGTGGGTGTGGAATTTTAAACAATAATAGTGGAAACTGGGTTAATCGAATTTACCAAACAAAAACACTTTCATCGGCTACCGAACAAGGATTGAAATTAAGCATAGATGCCTACATTCATCTTGGGTCTGGGTCAACTTCAAGTTTTGCAATTCAAATTAAAGGCACAGATGGAGTAGTTACTTACTATGCAGAAGTACCAGCCGAACCGGGTGGCCCTTTGCAATGGACAACCTCACCATACGACATTGTTATAACCGGAGTCCCGGTTAATCCGCCTTATGTTGCAAGCACGCAGAAGTATGATTTTTACTTACTATCATTACCCGTAACAGGTACTTATGAAACTATCAATTTATGGAGCGCAGGCGGCTCAACTTGTAGTAAATAATGCTAATGCCAACCTAATCAGGGTTNAATACATCAGCGAGGACCCCACCTTCCCGACCGTCAGCGAATACCCCGAAGAAAACAGCGAACTAATAACCATTAATCCAAACAACTCATACATACCGCCGCCCATTGAAGTATCGGGAGGTGACCTGCCGGATATACCGAACGCAGAACTGATATATCAATACGGCTATCGCACGCTCACACGCGAGCGCACGCGCGTGTGGTCAGAGTATGACGAAGTGCCGCAATTACCGCTGTTAACACATTTGGGCAACGCTTACACGGCGATGTACAACACCCCGCAATGGGTGCTAACGATGCCGATACTATCGGATGGTATTCAGTTTGATTCGAATATAGTGGACTTGGAAGTTAACAATAAAAAGTACTTAACCGTAAGTGCAGATTGGGATTTGAAAGCGGCTGTATTTAGCGGCACGTTTGCCGAATCAGACACGGCGGAAGTTGGAAGTGAATGGCTTTTAGCAGGGGGGGTATTTAACGTTTCAGGCATTTGGTTGGATGATGAAGTTTGGGAGGACTAAAAAAAACACACGAAAATGACAATAGCAAATATTACTAACGGCGAAAGCGGCGCAAGTGTCCGCACTAAATTAAACGAGGCTATCGGGGTAGTTAACGCTGGTGGTACGGTTGGAGCGCAGGGCGCACCCGGTCCGCAGGGAAATCAGGGGGCAGCAATTACCGGCCCTCAGGGAAATGCTGGTGTTCAGGGTGCTATTGGAGCGCAGGGTAATCAAGGCCCCGCTGGGTCAGGTGAAAGCACCCCCGGCCCGCAAGGGCCGCAGGGGTCTGCTGGACCGCAGGGTTCAACTGGGGCGGCTGGTCCGCAGGGTAACACGGGAGCAACCGGTCCGCAGGGTGCGCAGGGATTATCTGTTACCGGGCCTGCTGGGCCGCAAGGCAATCAGGGAGCAACCGGACCAGCTGGTGCAAATGGTCTTTCTGGTCCTGTCGGTCCGCAAGGGAATCAGGGTACTACTGGCGCGACTGGCGTTCAAGGGGTGCAGGGTTTTCAAGGCGCTTTAGGCCCGCAAGCACAGCAAGGACCGCAGGGACCTACCGGTCCGCAAGGCACTCTTAATGTATCTTCGGGAACGGCAAACCCCAGCGGCGGGAATAACGGTGATATTTACTTTCAATACGAATAACGATGCCAAATAAGACCTACATAAAAGTCGGTGGTGAGTGGAAAAACGTAACTGCAATTTGGCGCAAAACTGATGGGACTTGGGCCTCAAATGTCGTATCTTGGATTAAATTATCGGGTACGTGGATTTTTTGTATCGCTGGGGGTGGCATCCCTCATCAGGTGCGAATTGGCACAACGGAAGGGGGCGTTTGTGCATTGGACTTTGTGACTGTATTTTCTAACACAGAAACTTTAGTGCAGGGCAATACCGTTTATTTTAATTCCTTTTTAACTACTCCGGTAACGGGGTATGCATGGATAACCCTCGGATTTGAAGTTTACCGGTTAAACACAACAACCGGGCTTATTGGCGCTAAAACAACAACAAGTTGCATATAAATGGATGGGAAACACATTATCACACACGTTACGCCAAACAAATACTTCGGTATCTTGGAGCGCTTTGTATTGGCAAATTTTGACACCCCGGCGCACGATGGGAAGGTAATAGTTATTGGGGAATACATCTTTCGCAATGGTGACTACTTTCGCAAGCTATACCCCGGAAAGCGGATAGTGTTCTATAATTGGGAGCAGATGGTAGGCAATAACAACTACTTTAACCTTGCCGAAGCCATCAAAAACCTGAAAACGGCTGATGAGGTCTGGGATTACGACTATCTTAATGTTGACTTTCTACGCTGGTATGGCGTGGAAGTCGATGCTATCTACCCATTTACCTACACTCCCGAACTTGCTGACCTGCCGGAAACGGTTCAGAATCCCGAAATAGATGTGTTGCTATTTGGCTACCTGCCGGAAATCAGGCTGCGGAAAATGGCCAAAATCATGCCGCACCTATACCACAATTACCGGGTGATGATACTATCAGGCTTCGACCGCAGCCAGCAAGCCAAATACATCGCCAATTCAAAGATTATTTTGAACCTGCACGGGTTAGAGCCTTACTGCCGACAAGAGCAGGAGCGCATCGGCTATATGCTCATAAACGGTAAGTGCGTTCTCTCGGAGCAAAGCCAAGTCAACTACTTTGGCGATGCCATCGTACAAGCGCCGTTAGA